GTCAAAGCTCCTCTATAAATCCACTTTTACTGCCATTTTGAATTATTGAGCTGGCGGCGCTACAGCCTTCCAAGAGTTGATGCGAGCAACAATGTCAGAGACGATGTTCGAGCCTCTTGAAGCTATCAATCCGGTAACAATGGTCCCGATTAGGGGAATCTCACCTTGAAGGCCAACCAAAGTAAACAGATCAACATGATAATTCCAAGAAAGAACTGCGCCGCCAATCAAACCAACGGCTAAAGAAAGCCAGTACTTCCATGAAGTATTTCGCTCTTGAATGTTCTGAACGATGTTGACCAACGACTCAACCGCGATAGCTACTACAACAACACTCCACAATACATTAAAATTTTCTAATTGCATTTCGTATCTCCTTAAGGACCCAGTAGTGGCAAAGGATCAACCACATCCGGAAGTACATAGCCACCTAAACCATGGCCAATGTGTTGAACAGTAAGATGGAGATGTGGTGCACTACTATTACCAGTACTACCGCCTTCTCCTATAATAGTTTCTCTAATCACCTTGTAACCGGGTTGAACGAACATCTTGTCTAAGTGGCAGTACCAGATTCTCCAGCCGCCAGCGCTCTCGATGACAATGTGATTACCATACAAAGAATAGCCGCCACTCATTCGTTCGTTACTTGCCCAGATTACTTCGCCTTCGAGACAAGCGACAATAGGATCCCCAGTCTCAAGATGAAAGTCTAAACCCTCGTGTCTTGATTCCTTAATCCCGTCACCATCATAGTCTCTTGGCGCTCCTAAAACGGCCCAATCCGCAAAGCTTGTCTGACGTTCTCTCAGAATGGGCCAAGTTAGAAAGGGCCGGAAGGCACGTCCGTCCAGCGAACAGGCTCACCAGGTGACCAATAATAGATTCGACGCTTACAGGCACCAGTCAATGACTCAGCCGCCTGATAGGTAACCCCATTGATGTGAATCTCATCAGTAACCAACTGCAGATGCAAATTGCCTTCGTCGCTGTCTTTCGTTACTTGTTGCTGAATGCCGGCAGCAGCGTTCAATCGCATACCGCCCTGGCCAGTAACTTGCATGTCGACCGTTCGGTCCCACGCTTCTTGAAAATCATACACAATGCCACCTCCTGGTGGAGTATTATCACAGGGTGGAACAATCGCCGGTGGTTGATTACTTGGATTCCATTCATCGAGAAGATTACAGGTCCACGTGATAACATTCGGAACCTCATTGACTGGAACGAATTCCTCAAGTTTGCTTTCCTTGCCCCAACGATTCTTCCACATAACAAGGCCCACATACTTACCGTAGTATTGCCACTCCTCGACAACTCCATCAACAATCCAATGGAACTCAATAACATCCATTCCAAGTTGCCTTGAAAGGTCGTCATTCCGACCAATCATCTTGATCGAGCTTGTAAGGTGACCGCTGTCCACTTGAGCACAAGGATTGAGATTGTAAATCTTCGTAAACTCCTGCCGTTCATAGACTTGGCCGGGACACATCTTGCGTGGCATCCATGGATCCCCAGAGATTGTGTAAAACTCATTGTCACCGCGGCTGGTGTCAGCTTGTAGCCAGACCCAATCGTCCGTCAAATATCGACGTTCCCAGCGACCGTTCTTAGAAACATAGAAGTGATTGGCTGAGCCCCGAGGACTCCGCGAAAGATGGCAACGCTCGGGACCTTGGCCCCAATTGTTGTAAAGCATATAGATGGGCCCATGCAACATACTTGGTGCGGGCATAAAATACTCGCCTAAATCGATCATCTCATTCTCCGATGGTGGTTCTTCGGGCGGAAAGCTTGGCGGTGTGTATCCCCAGGCTAGTGCCTCCCAAGTTATAGGTGAAATAAGTTTCTGTGCGAGATTTGCGATTCCCCCAAAGCCCATTCCAAGATACCAAATCATAACTCCCTTAACCCACGGGAAGCGATCATATAATTCAGCAATCACGGCCATCTGAGCCATAGCTTCCCCAGGGCTTGGTAATGTCTGATACGTCCAACCGAACTCTGTAATATGAACATCAACTGGGTCGATGCCTAGATTGATGCAGGCATCTTCTAGAAACTGGAATCGGCCAATCAAATATCCGAATCCATCCTGAAGATTTAGACTAAGCGAATACTCGTGAAGCATGACGTCGGCTTGACCATTGCTTGCCGCGCAGTAGCGTAAATATGCCGCCATTCCTGGTTCTTCCCAGTCGTCAATCTCTGGTTCGCCGGTTGAAAATCCGAAAGCACTAATCTTAATGCCGTCAGCAGCGGCCTTTTGAGCTATGTATATAGCTGTGTAACCAAGCCAACTTGCTCTATTCTTATCGACCTCATTAAATATACCAATGCGAACTCGTTTACGTGCATCTCCAGCAAGAAATTCTGGTGGAAGATGCTCGTAAATTGTTTCGTAATAGATTTCGCCAGCCTCGTCTGGTGATAAATCATACAAAGGAACGTCACCGTTAAATCCTGGAATAGCCACATTAAATCGAAATATAATGTCGTGCGGAACCCCACTTTTCTTAGCTATTTGCTCAAGCTCATAGCATGGTCCATAGTCATCAACTGAAATAAGTGATGACGGAACACCAAAAGCGTCAAGCGCATTCCAATAAGCACCAATACCAGTTCGGTTCCCCCCGGGACCAGTATGAAATCCAATCTTGTAATGGGACATTTCGTTTTCTCCTTATAATGAACTCATTGTTTACTTTCATAAAGATACACGTATTGTCCATCGGTATCTCGATATCGACCAGTTGGTCTCAGCCGTCCGTTTCCTTCTGGATTTCGCATAGCTCTTGTATTAAGAGCTTTATTAATTGCGTATTGTCCTTGTCGTGTCACCATTCCAGCAACTTTAAATGCTCCATAAGTAACCAGCATAGAAACAACTATTTGTTTGCCCATCTGTTGCTCTGGCGTTCCACTTCTAAGCCAACCAACCGCTTGATCTTTGCGAACCCCCCACTTCATTCCCTTAACCCCGTAATGTTCTAAATATCCCTCTACATGAGGGTCGTACAATAAATCCTTCATGATTAGCTCCTTGTCATGTTAGCTCTGAGACGAACACGGGAAATCCGCCGGCCGGGCCATTCTCTTTATGATAATATAGGACTTCAGCTGCTCGCTGTACACCAACGTATAAATGAAGGCTATGATAGTTATCCATATTGCAAAGGGCGGGGATGGTTCTAACCACTGTTCCTCGTATACTATCCACTGCATAAAGCGCTCCTCGCTGATGGTGCATGTGCCCGGTCAGCCATTCCGTCCACTCGATGTCTGGCCACATGTAACGAGCCTCAATCGGGAACAAAGTTGTTAACTCTTGCGGTTTGGTGCCATCATGGGTCAGGCCAAGGCCCATCCGACCCCATTGATAGTACTGACGTTCAAGTTTAGCTGGCGTCACAGTAACATTTGGATGATTGCTGAAGACTGCCTCAGCGTACTTACCTATCCAATAGGTCTGCATTCGATCATGATTGCCCTCTACGGCAACAATATCAACTGGGGCAACAGTCGCGAGAATCTCTACCGCTCTGACAATAGCCTCACATGCCGCGTCAATGACTAGACGGATGTCTTCTGATGTCTCTACCCAAGTGCCTCGTGAAGTTTTGTCAAACAAGTTGTCAACGTGTAACAAGTCGTGCCCAAGCGGGAAGAGAATTCTACTAATAGGCTTGGCGCTTGTTGCAAGCTGAGCAGCAATAGCACCAGCAATGCGTATGAATTCATTCTTAGCGTCCTCAAGTGTGTGTTTGACGCTTCGGTGGGGTCGTTTGCCAAGATGAGCATCATACATGTTAATTACTGCTAAATATCCGTCCATTAAGGGCGCATAAGCTAGCAGATTCGGATCATAGATTGGCGCATGTTGCTTAATACGCTCGATTAGGTCTTCTAGGGCCTTCTCGTATGGTTCTTCTTTTCGAGGCTCGAAAGTAGCTTTCACTTGCCAAAAATCTGTGAGTTGCCACTCTCCCGTATCCTCGACATAACCATCCATTACGCCATTAGTCCAAGTCAGATCGACAATCTTCTTCTTGCGTCCGCCTTCCCAAACATTGATTGTGTATCTAACCACCTGCCATTTTGACAAATCTGCCTGAGAAGCAGCAATGAGTTCTTCAAGAGTCTTAATTCGTTTAGAGACACTATAAAGTTCTGCGCTGTGGGCCTTCTCTGTGAAGCTGATCCTCTCTGCTGGCGTCTTCTCAGGCACGCCTTTTGTCTTTATTCGACGTCGGCGTCCTAGTGGAGGAATGTCATTCTCATTTCGATAGAAACTTTCCCGAAACTTTAGGGTAGACTTACTTAAACCAAAGTGTTTGGCAGTGTCTGCCCAAGTCGCTTCTGGGTGATCCTTCCTATAAGAATAGATTTCATCCCCCATTGGTGTTTTGATAGGCATTAGCCTTACTCCTGGTTGTATAACAGTAAAGTTTGCGGCCGAGTATTCAATTGTGTTACTGTACAGGAACTATTCTAGCGCTCCTGCAACCCGCAACCTCTACATTCTCCCAAACCATTAGTTGCGGTATCATAGTGATGTAGAACTCTGCCTGAATTCTTGAACCAAGCACAAGAACCTTCTCACAATCATCAAATCGTAGGCGTACGCCCCAAAGTTTCATACCTCTCCTCCCCGACTAAGTCGATCTATCTCTCTTTGGATGTACCATTGAGCTTTTCGAAGCTCTTCTATGGCGTTGGTGTCGGGTTTACGACCAACTCTCCAAAGATACTTCAAAGCACTGCCAATGTTAAACGTCATATGTTCTGCCACATCAATGGCTTCTACTGGAAGCCAGTTATAGTGCTTTGGATGGTCAACTATTTCATAAATTGAATCCCCATTCATTGCTGTTTCTCCTATTTAAACATGTCCTGGTTGCGCTGATAGGCCACATAAGCGTCCATTATTGCGCTAACCGGATCAATCTTACTTTCATAGCGCTTCTTATAAAGCTTTCGGTTTCCATTAGTATCTTCCATAACCATGGCATTACCCATAGCAAAGCTAAAGATGCTTTGATTGAATAGAAGCAGCCGGTCGGTTGCTAATTTCTTCAGCTCACCCAATGGAACGGACTCGGTACGAACCCCTTGCTTTACTACCTCAATACCAAAAGGACCATTATAAGACTTCCAGAGCTTAATGAAGGCTTCGGCATTGTATGGGTCATAGCCCAAAGTCACAACGTCAAATTCTCGTTTAGCTATCTCTTTCTCAACCACCTCATAAACAGACGCCATGTCTAATATGCTTCCATCCATAACAAAAAGCGACTGCTCTTGCAAGAATGTATCATACTTAAAGCGCATAGCTGGTGGTAAAAGTTGATAAGTCCTTTCAGATATAAAACTAAGCGTAACAACTCCAAACGCTTCTGTTTGGGTTGGGAATAGAAAACCAAAAGAACAAAAATCGTCGCCCTGGGAGAGGTCAGCTCCTAGTGCACAGTCCATTTGAGAGAAACTCGGTACGCGTTCATGCGGTATCGTCTCTTCATACGTGAAGAAGTACGTGTATCCTTCCATCGGAAGACCAAATCGTTTAGCGAGAATATCGTTCCTAGTGCTAGGCGCAGCCTCAGCTCTCTTAACGTCTCGTTGATATGCCTCGTAAGACACCGTAATTCCAATGTTTGGCTGGGCTTTCACCCACAGTTCGGGTATGCCCACTTCGCTAATATCATCGATCTTGTAATGGAAGATGCTTGTGTGCGGATCGTCGTATTCACCTCGTAATATCTTCTTTAATTCGAGCTTGACCTCGTCCCCAGAACCATTTCGCACAGTGCCTTCACTGCTGACTGCTAAAATAATGTAGTCTTCAAGTTTACTAGCTCCTTGCTCGACAGCACCAACAACGTCCTCACGAATATCACCAGAAAGCCACTCGTCTAGAGTAGAGATTCTTGGCCGAAGACCCTGAAGTTTGTCAATTGTCATTGGGCGAACTTCTAATAGAGACCCAGTTATGAAAGACTCGATGCCTCTCTTAGTACTCGCGAGCATGGTGTTAATGTTAGATCGTGGTCCACCCATACCGCGCATTTCCGCAGTCATAAAAGTCAGTAATGGGCCCGGGTGCCTTGTCATGGCTGTCCGAATTGGACCCAATACTTCTTCTGCCTGCTTCATCGTTGGTGCGGTAGCGATCTGATGGCTCGTTTCACCGTTAACGATTAGAAAATATGCCTGCACAAAAGCGGCATACATACTCTTCGCAGCACCACGAGCCACAATCAGATACTGTTTGTTTATTAGTCGTTTAAGAAATAATTCTTCTTCGAAATCCCCCAGATCCTCGTTGTAGATCGTCCGTCTGGACCAATAATACCATCCGAACAATTGCTCCGCCCAGAGTCTAAAGGAATCCAGTAACTGCAATTCGGAACCGTCGGTCTTAGTTAGCTCTGCTTCGCAGAATCTAATAAAAGCCTCGACTGGTGCTGGATCATAGTAATATGACGGATTCGCTATAAGACGATCAATTCTATTCATCTCCTGTGAGATCTCGATACACACCGGCATCTCGCCAGCGAGAACTTTCTCTCGGAAGATTCCGTAGTAATAGGGAGTCGCCTCGTTCGACGGATAGTCCATAACGCACCTACTTCTTAGTAAGAATGGTTTTTACTGTTTCTGCTCGCTTGGCATATGGAGCCAATAGTGGTTGTTCATTAGCTTCTTTAATCGCGCGATCAATGGTATAATTTCCACCAATTTTTATGGTTTGGGCAAACGCATTCTTAAGAGCTTCTTGCCCAGCATCCTTCATAGCCTTCTCGACAGCGCCCTTTCCTCTAGAAAGTTTACCCGCGTTAGCCTTGCTCTCAGCAGAAACCAAATCTCGGTAATTCCGCTCAAGTTGCATTCGCTTTACTGTGTTACGAAGTTCTTCATCTGAAAGGCTCGACGCTTTAGCCCGTTTGACTCGACCATCGCTTCCGCGTTGTCTACGGACGCCCCAGCGCATTCCTTTAACACCAAAATGCGCAAGCTCCTCATACGGCGCATAGCGGGGTTTGAGCGGACCAAGATCCAATGAACTAACTGGTTTGTTCGGTGCCTGACCGCTAGGAAAGAGACCGGAAGGAATATCATAATCTGGAACACCTATTTGACGATAGCGATCAATCATGTCTTCTCGTAAAAGATTGAACGAATGACCGTGAGAAATCTTGTGTGATCGATTCCCCATGTATCCCGGCGACATAAGTGCAGCGGATGCTCGGTCTAGTTGGCGCTTAGTAATGATGTATTCGCCATGTACAAGCTCGTGCGTTCGCAAGCCCCATGATGTTGGCACATTCGGATCCAACTTGTCGAGAAAGCACCAAGCCGGGTATGGAGATCCGCCTTCCATTTTGACTAAATCGGACATGGTCTGTTCTCCTTGTTTTAACTCTTGTACATGTCGTAGGCCATAGCGCCAACCATAGCGGCGGCCAGACCATAGCCTATAACTGTACTCTTTGTGATTCGGCCGTCTGGGTTTCCTGTGAGAAAGATGTTGGTGTTAGCCTTGCCGGTTGAGATTGACTTGCCTGTGTTCTGGCTTTTAACTGTAGCAACAGCCTCGTCCCACTTTTTACCTTGGTCGGTCATCTCGGTTCGGATTGCGTCGGCCTGTTTTTGGCGTTTAGCCTTGTATTTGTTGATCTGATGATCGAAATCTTTTCCAACCTCGTCTTTCCAATCACGAATGTTCTGCGCATGTTGATCCCGTTTTTCCCCAGGACTTCGAAAGAAGTCTAATTTACCAGCTTTTCCGGTCGCCTCGACATTCTTGGCTTCCTGTTCAAATTCATCTAAAACTCTTTTCTTTTCAGCTTGCATCTTTGACACTCGGCTGGCCGTCTTTGCGTTATGAGCTCCAAGATGCTCTTGGTAATTCTGCATCGCCTCAGCCTTGTCAACTTTCAACCGGGCAACTTTCGCATCGGTTGATGCTTGATCTCGCCCAAGGGCGTCGCTCTTGGTGTATGCTTTACGAACTCGTTCCCCATGGTTCCTGGTACGACGAACCCCCCACCTCATTCCTTTAACACCGAAATGTTGAAAGTAATCGTCCGCTAATTCGTCTCGATCAAATCGTGGATCATATAGTAATGACATGTTATAACTCCTTTTAAGGCACTGCTGCCGCTTGTTCTTCAACAATAAGACTAATTCGCCCTTCCAAAACAACTTTTCTATTTTGAAAGGCTTTGCTGATGGTTTCGCTTGCTGACGAATCGAAAACAAGCTTAGTAGAAAGCGGTAAATACTCCTTCACAAGATTCGTAAGTTCTTGTGTTGCTAGCGCCGGCCATTCTGTACCATCATCGATCTCGATGTCGAATTCAGCGACACCGATTTGTGAAAGTTCTGCTCCGATCGAATTGACGTACATCAATAATTCTGGATCAAAGCCATCATTGGTAAGGCCTAAACCTATACCGTTCTTAACATCATCTAGTATTGTCATAGTACCTCACCATAATGTTGTGTCTCCCGGTCTTCGTTCCACAAAAGAATAATCAGGAAGTGGGTCAGACCCAAAATGTATTGCCTGATGTGTTCGATGAGAAACCGTAATTAATAAATCTGGGTCGAGCGCTAAATCTTGATGAAGTAATAAATCTTTTGGACGCAATGGATTCATATGATGAACTATTACTTTTCCAATTATGTCTCGACCTGGTATAGCTAAGTCCCAGCCAAAATCTCTAGCTATAACGTATTCCCGAATTGCTTTCCATTGTGGCGAATTATAGAATGATTGATTCAAAGATCTGAGCTGATCAAATGTTAGTTCTGATGGAAGTTGGCCAGTTCGTAAAAAATCAAGTCGATCCTCGAAAGTGGAATGAGCAAGTAGATCATAGTATGTGATCATCGGCTGCTCCGGGTGGAATATACATGTAGCTTCGAAGAGCTTTGAGAACATCGTCAACCATACCCGCTACTTTCTGACTTTCCCTCTCGCTCTTAATCTTCTCAACAAGAAGTTGGTTTTGAAGTTCCATCTGTTCGTTCTTAAGAATAGTTTCTGGCGCGCCAAGTCTAAGAAAATGTGTTACAATCTGAGAAGAAGCACTACCCTTTTCTAGTTCTTGGGCTGCTTGAGAATACGCAAGAGCTATCAGCTTCTTTGTATAGTCATCATCATCAAAGGGCGGAGTTATGAAGAACTCATCGACCTCGTTTTGTGTTTCGTCGAGTTCGTCCATAGTACAAAGTCCTTTTGGTATGGCTTAATAGACATGATAGGTAGTTTCATTGAGAATGGGAGGAGAAACGAAATGTTTGGCTGGGGGAGAGCCAAGTACACCGCGAACGAAAAAGGCCCACAAGCAATGAAACTACCTGTCATGCCTATTAAAAAAGCGAAATTCACAGTCTGTATAGTGAGAGGAATAAGCCTCTCCTTTACTAGGAGAAATCTAATGTATAACCCAGTACAAAAAGCAATCAACAAAGTTAAGACCATGATTGAGGAAAGAAGCAAAAAAGACGAAGCTGAATTAAAAGCCAAAGTCGCTGAACTTCTAGCCCCCGCATTGGCCGACTATGAGAAGGCTTTCGAAAAAGAAAACTAAAAGATTTAATCTGAAAAGGAGAAGAAAAAACTTATAGAGTATGAGTCACAACGACTCATACTTTTTTCCGCGAATTTCACAGCCTCTATAATGAGAGGAATAAGCCTCTCCTAATCAAAAGGAACTAAAGCAATGTATAACGCACTACTTCAAAACGTGATCAATGTAGTAAACGCTACCACAAAAACCACGTCGGTTCAGGACACGATTGATGAAATGACTTCTAAATACCGTGATCCGGAAAGATACGAAGAACTCGTAACTCGCCGGCACAAGAAAGAAGACATGGGAAACAAAGTGATCTTGATTGCGACTGGCGCAGCGGTGGCCGGAGAGATTGGTCTCGCGATCAAGCGAAGCGGAATGTTGAAAAAAGTTTTTAATCGATAGGAGACGATTAAGAATCTAAAAAGAAGTATGGCTTTCACAAGTCCTACTTTTTTTTCGCCCTTTAAATATGCCCACTTTTTTCTGGGAAAAATCCCCGCGGGGAAATTTCGAAGAGGGCGCGAATCAAAGGGACCGGGATCCGCTTGTCAGAGACGCCGAAGTTCTCCACCGCCCGCTGTGTCTGCGCGCCCCAATAGGCCCAGG